CGCCACTAAAGTCTGAACCAATTAACAGATCAGACCAGTAAATAACAGTAGCGTTAGTTGAGTTGTCAGTAACCCACAAACGTCCGTAAGCAGCTAAGACTTCGTTTCCGTACTGCGCTGATGTAACCGATGCGCTAGGTACAGAAGACATAGGAGTAACAGCACCTAACGTATTGTTATATACAAGCGGCTCGTGACCACGCTGGAAGAAGTAACATGAATCGTTAAAGTTTACGATCTTCCAGTTGTTAGCAGTAATCGTGTAGCTAGCAGGGGTAACATCAACCAGCGTTGTAGTACCTGAGAAGATCTTATTGTTGCCTGCGCTGAATACTTCAGTGTTACCTGCGCTGTCTTCAAAGTAAAATACCTGACTAATGTAATCACTACCTAGTGCAGTAGCGTCTGTGGTTAGTACAGATATACCCTTACGTGCTGCTAACTGACCACGCTTGTCAATAATAGCGTTGTCTGCTACTTCAGCAAACGCAGTATCCTGAGCCAAAGGAGAATCTTCTGTGTTGATTCCCTTAAAGGCTGGAGATACTAGGTTGATCGTCTGTAACGGTTGTGCCATTAAGGTGCGCTCCAGATAGTCTCTTCAGGATGTTTAGCAGCGTCTAATGCAATAGCGTCACTCAAGAACTTATCAGCAAGTGCAAAGTACTCTGGTGTGCTTGTACCGCCTGTCTCACCACGCTCTCTGGATAACAGAGCTACAGCAAGGTGAATGATAGGAGCAGAAGGAACAATAATATCCTCGTTGTCTTGAGTAAGATCGTCGTCACGCACAACAGCGTTAAACCGAATGATCTCAACACCGTTAGGCTTAGGGTAGATGTCAATCTGTGTATCACCGTTAGGGTCTACAGCGTTAAAGGTGTAGTACTGTGGCGAGCCTTCTTGCACTGGCTGGATCAGATACTTCTCATCAAACCACTTCTGGCTGCGGTACTCCATAAACTGATTGGTAGTATCGTTGATAACATCAAGAACCTTTAGTCTGTTCTGCGTACCAGTAAGCACGTAGTTAAACACGTCAGGAACAGTAGTAACTGTCATTGTTAAACGAGCAGCCGACCAGTCCCATGCGTTTTCTACAATGCGCTTTGCATCATTAACAAAGTCGCCGACCATCTTGCTGTAGGTTGTATCACTAACAGAGTTAACCTCTTCTTCGCGCATCCTACGCAGGACGTTGTTAACTACATCTAAATATGTCATCCAATGTACTCCGAAAATAATCCTGCGGTTATAGGCGATCCCGCTCTAGTTGGGTCATAAGGTGCGTTGACTTGGGCTTTACCAAATATCTCAACTCCCGGTGCAAGTCTTGGTGCGCTTAAAGGAGCCATCTGTTTTAAATCTTCTCCAAAAGGCTTGCTGCTTTTAAAGTCTTCTTTTTCTATACCTAATTCTTCTTTAAAAGCTTCTGTAAATGCTTCGTTTTTTACTGTTTCTTTAGCAGCTTCTGTTTCTTCTCCTTCTTCAGGCAAAAGACCCTCAACGAATTCTTTAACGGGCTGCAACACTGTATCATCAATAGCACGACCGCTTTCTTCTATAGCCTTTTTAATAGGCTGCACAACAGGCTGTATTACAGCGTCGTCAATATCTCTACCTGTTTGTCTTACGTCTTCAATAGTTTTTTTAACAGAATCTACAACGCCTTGATCGTATTTAAGCTGTATTACATCATTCTGTATTTCATCAGTATCTTCTGCGTCCTCATCAAAAGGTCTGTCTTCTCCTTTAACAAAGTCAATACCAAAGTCTTCACCGCTTACTAACTCAAAGTCAGGAAGCAAATCAGAGAAAGAACCTTCAGGAAGTTTATCTCGAAGACCCTCAAAAAAACCCGGATCTAAAGGAGCCAAAGACCCGTCGTTTCTTACGTAGCCTATACCTGCATCCAAAAGAGTTTCAGGACTTAAATTGCCTGATAAGGTATCTTTAATAATTACCCTAGATACTTCCTCTACGGCATCGGGGTTTATGTCTGTTGTACCTTCCTGAAATAAATTAGGAACAGCAAAACCAAGGTTATCGTCGATGTAATTAACTATCTTGTCAGCGCCTAAAGTTGAAGCAGCGTTAATTACAATATCTTGTAGCTCGCCTCCGTTAATTGCACCTATGGCTACTCCTTTAGATATACTAAGCGCCGTGTCGTAACCAGTTCCTAAGACATCAGCAATAGCATTAATTTTGTCGTCTAAAGCACCAAGAGTAGAAAGATCAGCTAATTCAGGATCCATGTTGCTTAAACCATTTGCAACATCTAATATACCAGCCGTTAAACCTGCCTGAACAAGTTTAAGGGGATCGACATCTCCACTAATCAACGATTGAGATACAGCAGAGCCAGCCATGCCTCCAGCAGCAGCAGAAACTGTTGTTGCCTGAAGACCTAAACTGTCTGCTAAACTTACAGCTAAAGCGTTTGCTGCTGATCCCGCGGCGTTTATTGCGGCTGACACACCAGCACCCGTAGCAATGCCAGCAGCAACCATAAGACCTGCTTTAGCAATGTCAGCAAATTCTAACTCGTCTGCCTCGTCTGTTAGAGTGTAACCATTACCCATCCACTCATACTTGTCGCCTTTGTCGTTATAAACGGTTTGCTCAACACCGTACTTTTCCATTAAGGCTTGGTTTTCTTCGCCCATCAACCACTGTTGGTATCCAGACTTACGAGCGTTGTCATCTGATTGCTTTTTATCGTAGACTAAATCTACTTGTCCTGCGCCGCGTCCGAGGTCATCACCCTCACGCATTCTTTCTGATTGAGTTCTGGTGTCAATTCCTTTTGACTCCCACCAGTCTACATTTTCAAATAATTCGCTAGACTCTTTAACGTAGCCCATGTAGTTATCAAAACTACCAAACTGCTGCTGTAAAAATTTATCTGCTTCCCAACGCTCTTTAATTTCAGATTCTGTTAACTGACTAACATTCATATCTCCAGCGTATGCTTCTTCACCGCTACGGTCTTCTGTTCCTGTGCGTGGATCAAAGAGACCTGTAGACGTACCCGGAGAGTAGATTACGTTATATTTTTGCTCTTCAGCCATAACTCTTAACCCTGTGGGCCATAGATGTAGTTAAACAAGCCTGTTCGTTCTGTTACTGTTTGTGGGGTTTCTTCTTTAGGCATTTCATATAATCCCATAAAAGGGTTATAACCTAAGTTATTAGATAAAGCAGGAGCCTGAAAATTTGGAAGAGTCATTGAAAAATCTACAGGGGTTGCTGTAGGCATCTGAGGAGCAACAGGAGTATACGTATTCGTCATCATACCGCCTGAAGGTGGGCTGTAAGTTGTATTGCCTTGAAACGCATTGGCTAACGAGCTTAAACCTAACTCTTCAAGTAAAGACAAAAAGTTTTGTTGTTCTGTGGTAAGAGTAGGAGCAGTAGCAACAGGCTCATCAGCAACAACATTAGTTACGTTAGCAGTTTCACCACCACCAAAAGTTAAACCACCGCCTACTGGTTGACTAGGCGCTTCTCCGCGTTTAGTTGCTGCTCGTGCTTCGTTGCGTATTGCCTCTGCCGCAGCTACTAACTCTGGGTTTTCAGCCTTGTACAAGTTATAGTAATACGATCCTGGGCCGGGTAAAATATCCAACACCTCTTGAGCCGTCATGCCAGTTAACATACCTTCAGCCATAATTAATTACCCTTAATTGTCTTGGCGATCTTCTCACCAGAGCGACCAACAATGTAACCACCCAAGCCTATCTCTAAAAGAAACCAAGCCTCGTCTCTCAACGGCGCTTGTAGCCATCCCATAGAGTCACCAACGGCTAACGTTAAAAACGTAAGCATTGTTATAGGTCGCCAGTTAGCAGTCAGCCAGTGGCCGGAGGATGCTTCTGCGTGGACAATCTTAGCTTGAGATTCAATCAGGCTAGTTTCGTAGTCAAACACTTTCTGCATCGCAGCAGCCTGAACGTCAAGCAAGTGACCCTTAGCCTGTAATCGCTCATCCTCAGACGTATGTAGCTCATCAATAAGCTGTGCTGCTGGCTTAAAGATTCCTGCTATTAGATCAGTAACACCTATCATTTGTCAGCCTTGTCGTCTAGCTTTTCTAAGATTTTGCTCAACATATCTTTAATGTCTCTAATCTCTCTGTCATGTGCAGTTTGCACTATGTCTGCTTGCTTTTGCAGTACAGCTAACTGAGTGTTCTGGATTTGCTGGCGTTGATACACCATCCAAACAACAGCAGTTAAAGGTGCAACAATCCATCGCATTACCGCTTCGATGACTTCCATGATTACAACCCTTTGTTTTTTAACAACTCAGAGGCGCGTAGCACATCGTTATCATAAGCCTTCTGGCAGTGTTCTTGTTCAACTGGAGAAAACAAGAAGTCAATAACAGTCATTGCAATCTGCCACTGTTTCTTGTGACGCATACGATAACAACGACCAGAGATTGACTCGTTAGGGTTCTGACTAAGCAAAAACATTACGTTAAGTAGCTGACTTGTAGCGTCACCTATACGAATAAAATAGTTCATCATGGCGTAGTATTCTCAGTTAGTGTGCCAGCAGAGCGAATGTCGCCAGCACTGTCAATAGAAAACTTAGACACACCGTCGTAACGAAACTCAAGCTGATCGCCTAGCTCCGTAACAGTCCAGTTAGTTCCAATCTGTACAGTGTTAAACGTAGACGTACCAGAAGACGTGATGTTTCCTGTTACGTTACCTGTGATGTTGATTGTGTAGCTACCTGACAAGCGTCCTGTTGGAAGTGTGCCAGACGTAATCAATGTTGCGCTAACGCTGCCCGGAGCAGTCGCATAAGCTGTATCCCACTGCGCTGCACGAGCAGACGTAATGTACTCTTCAGCACCTAAAGTAACAACCTCAGATGATCCATTTTGCGTGTAGATTAGTTTGTCAGCTACGTTAACCGCAAGCTCACCCTTGTCTACCTCTACAGTAGTAGGGACTGAACTAGCAGTCTCGCTGAACTTGGTTATAATCTTAGTGGGCATCTTTATAGCTCCGTGTAATAATTTTCTTAGGCTTCAGGCCACTGAGAAAACGCCGATGGCGAGTCTTCAGTAGAATCAAACAGCGCCACAAATGCACTATGCTCGGCAACACCGTCGATCAATCCTTCGAGGTATCCTGAGTAAGCCCGAATCGAACTGCGGTAGTTGCTAACATCGATAGGGATAGCAGTACCAT